ATTCCTCTTCTTCTTTTCTTCCTTGTTGTGCCTCTTCTGTTTTATCATTAGGATCAAAATGTACTGATTCCGTAACGCCGTCTGGTAATATGGTAGGTTCAATACTTAACGGAAACTTTTGTCTTGCAAATAGAACATCTGTAATCTGTCCATAAGCAGCAAGTACTTTAGTTTTGGTAATCTTAATAAAGATACGAGATCGTTCAGCTTCCGTAAATTGTACATCTGGACTATATATACCACGATAATTACGATAGGACTGTAACCATCTTTCTTCATCAAATCTACGGGAATCTTTCGATCTTTTAAAATTATCTTCAATAAACCTAATTATACCAGACAATTCTTTATCCTTAGTTTTTTCATCTAAAACTAAAGTATCTTCTTCTTCAAAGTTTTTTTCTACCATATTTTAATACCCAAAAATTGCATCAGATGGAACATATTTGTCTTTCATTTTTTCAATTGTAAAATCAAATATCCCTCGTCTGGGTCTACTCATTACACCATATCTTAATGCATCGTATAAATGATCTTCAGATCGTGTATCTACATCTTCATTATTCTTTTTATCAAGAGGAATTGTAGGAAGTTGTGAAACAAGATTCCTACAAGTATAAAATATTGTTATACCGGGAACTGGAGGATTGTCATCATAAGCTTCTTGCATTTGTAGTCTACGATGTATTTCATTCTTTCCTGAAATACGACTACCTGCACTTCTATCACTTGGTCGCCATCTACATCCTGTTAAAATCATTTGTTCTGCCAAACTTGGTCCTGTATCCCCTCTTTTATGCCAACAAGAACTATCAAGAACACCATAGAGCATTACACCATCATCTTCTTCCAAATATAATACTTTATTAGCTAAGTCTTTTGCAAGAACTTTTGATGTATAAAGCTCTCTATATATAACTAATTGACCATCTGGAGCAACTGCAAACCATAGAACAGCACTGTAAGAACTGTAACCATAATCACAGGCTCTAAACTTAGACCAATTTTTTGGTATGTCAAATGGCTCAATTACATGTACTTTCCTATCAAATTCAGGAAATGCAGCACCTTCTGCTACATCCCAGTTACCATCTAATAATCTTTTGCGTTGATTTTCCGGTAGCGATAACAACATTGTTTCATAGTCACCACTGGTAGCTAAGTAAGGATTATCAAATAGTCTTGCAGGAATAAACTTCCTACTGAAAAGAGACTCGCCTTCTTTAGTATGACCTTGAGGAAATACCAAAACTTTTCCATTCTCATCAGTAGCCGAAAAAGACGAGCCGGGCGATGCAGGGTCTATAAAGTATTTTTTTACCCAGACATGTCCTGCACCACCGGGATTTGTTGTAGCTCTCATGTATACTGGAAGATCGGTCGCAGTAGACCTCAATCTTGATCTTAAATAATCCCACGCAAATGGTGTGGGCCATTGCGTAAGCTCATCAAAACCTATCCAGCAAAAAGATAACCCTTGGTAACGGAGTACGTCATCATCTCTATCTAGATATGACAGCCACAATCTTCCGCCTGAAGGGGAGGTCCACTGCATCTTTCTTTCTGACCACTTAATGCCAGAAATAATCTTTGGATAAAGCTCTTGTGATTTCCAAACCAATTCCCTTAATTCTTCTGTAGTTCTACGTAAAAGTAGACCAGAGAATTGAGGATGACTTAAATTTCTAAGAGGATCAGCCAACATTGCATAGCTTTTTCCCCCACCTGCTGCACCACCATATAATACTTCCCGTTCTGAAGCAGCTAAAAAATCTGTTTGTGGTCCCTTATTAGGCTCAAATAATATATTATATTTTTCTTTTAGGGATAAATCTTCTTGCTTTTTTACTTCAGCTTTAGGCAATAGGTTGTTCTTCTCTTTCTTTTCTTGTGTTTTCTTTCGCGCCTGTACGCTTCTCCTCAAGCTCTTTAAATTTTTTGAGGGCGACTTCATATTTTTTAGCCCATGCTTTATATGTAGCTGCCTTACTTTTCCTTTTCTTTTCTGTTTGGACCCGTTTTCTGAGTCCGATATGAGAGATTTGTCGTCCTGTTCTGTCACTTAACCACCTTGCTACATCTCTATAAGAATACTCTGTCAAATAGTCTTTTGCTAATTCCAGAGCTTCTAATTCCTCTATAATAGGTATAAGTACGTCTTTATCTTCTTCATATACCTCATAACCAAAAGGAATAGTCCTACTTATTCGTGGTATACTTAACCACTCATTATCTTCCTGAAGTCCGACAGGATCAGGTAATTTAAAATATCCGGCATCGTACATTATTGTTTTTTTCTGTTTCTTCTTGCTGGAATTTTTCTTAGGTTAGTTACACGATTGTTTCTTGGATTACCATCTTTATGATCAATATGCATACCGTCACCTTTTGTTACCAAACCTTTACGTGCTGCCAAACGTCTATTTCTATTGCGTATGACACGTTCATTTTTCATACGCTTACTACTATGATATTTTGAGTAATCTCCTTTACGGTACGGCATGATTTTTTGGAGGAAGAAGCATGATTCCTTGCGGAGCAGACACCTCTACCTTATCTGTTTTTTGTATACCAATACGATCTAACATCTCTTTTGCCGCATTTAATCTATGTTGATTACCTAATTCAGCAGGATGTTCCAATACAGATATTAAAGCATTGGCTGCTCTTGGTGCATTTACAGCAAGATATTCTCTTGTTAATTCAAGAATTTCATCCTTCAATGAACGCACAATCTCAGAAGTACTTGAAGTTTCACTATAACCAGCAAGTACTTTAGCTTTTATATAATCTCCTCCAGCCTCATCAAATAAAACTTGAAGAAATGTATTTTGTCTTGTAGTTAATTCTCTCATTTGCGTAGACTTCTATCTCCAAACCACCAAGCTACGGCAGTTGTCGTCAAGAACATGATTTGATTTGACAATTCATGAACAATACTGGGATTCTCGCTAACTTCCCAAAAGATATATACAGTAAAAGCAAGAAGTAAGAAAGTAAGCACAGGACGAACAAAGCGTAGTATTGCCGCTATTGTTAATGTAGTTATTCCATAAGAAGCATCATGTGCATATGAAGCTGTCTTTATTTCTGATTCAGCTTGTAGTTCTGCAATAGCTCTTTCACTTTCTGCCTCTTCTCTACGTGAAGAAATCTGTAACTCTTGCAATTTGTATTCCTGATCAAACTGCAACGTCATTTCTTTTAACTGTTGTTTCTTTTCAAAAAATCGTCCTACAGTACCAATTAAACTTCCTATAATACCTGTAGCACCACCTGTTAATACAGACGCAATAATATCGAACATTTAAATCTCCTTACCATGTTGCAAAATATTTACGATTATCTACATGTACAAAGCTATTATAATTTACACCTAATCCTTTAAAACCTGCAAATTTAGCTGCTTTAATTAGTTCTTCTTTATTTAATCCTTTTAAAGAAATATCAAATGCTGTAGAAGGACTTTGTTTTGTTGATCTATGTTGACTTTTAGGAGAACCCCCTACTCTTACATTATGTAAAGGACACCTTGCCGCACTGTTAATAATCATTGGTATTTGTAATATGTTTCTTAATTTTTGTAGTTTATCAATTGCTTCATCTTCTACATATATAGTTTTACAACCACACTTACATTCAAGTTCTGACCACTTAAAAGATACACTTGCTAATAACATTAATTTATCCAAAAATAGCTGTTTTAATTCCCATAGCTAATTGAGCAAGAATGAGAAAACTTACCGCCCATAAAATTTTATTTATACCATCTACGGACTTTTGAATATGACGAAGATCGTTTGTTTTTATAACATCTATTTTTTCTGCTAAAAGCCTTATCTCTCCACGAATCTGGACGATATCAATCTCGTTCTTTCTTTCAATATCGCCCATTATACATATTCCTCACTATTTAACATTAGTGAGAGGCTTTGTAAATGTTTCTTTAAGCTTTTTTACTTCTAGCATATCTTCCGGCTCCACTCCTGTATTTTCTCTATTACCAAATAACATAGTTACATTAATTCTCTTATTTTCAAAACCGGGATGAAAATTTACATCTGCCGTCTTATGAAACAAATTAGAATCAAATAGTACACATCTATTATATTTATACGGTACATAAATAGCTTTAGCGTTATTATCTTTTAAATATTTAATTACTTCAGTTTTATCGTCACCATTGTATTTACTAAAATCCCAATCTGGTGGAGCACCTACATCCCAAATCCACATACCCCCTGATTTACCTATCTTTCTTTTTTCATCATAATGAGCATTACATTTTGTAGGGGTAATCCAAAAGTTAGTATTAATAGCAGCAAAGTCTGCATGTACATCTATACCGGGACATTTTGATTCGTACTTAAATGCCCACATTTGACTAAGATGTCTTTTATTGGCATTGTTAAAGATATTAGGTAGGCTTTCCATAAGTTCTGTAGCTAATGTAGTTAGAACCTGTGGATGAAAGTTGTTTTCCCTAAATGCTCCTAGATAGCCCCTGCCATAAATAGTATTCCAAAAAGGAAACTCAAGACAGTAACTACGAAGTTTTTGCAGTGCTTCTTCATTTAAGAAATCATCCAGTATTACAAGATTTGGACTTGTATTATAATAGCTTTTCTCAATGCTGTCAAATGGTAAATTAAAATTTAATGCTTCCTGTTTATGTTCGTGGTACGGAAGACTAAGTTTACCATTATTTAAAAGCCAGATTAAATGTCCTATATCATGAGCTTCTTTTAAATAAGGACGATGTTCGTCAAAAGGCTGTTCGCTACAGTTAGCTAATGGATCGTATGGAGTTTTTTTAGTTTCTTCTTTCTTTTTGGCTTTCTTTTTACGGGCCATTTAATTACCCCTTTTTACGAGTTCTCCTAGCAGGGGATTTTCTCTTTGGCTTTGGTGTTCCTACAGCAATCATAATGGAAGCACCACCTCCTTTACCATTTTTACTATTTTTATCACTCATATATTTACCGCCATATTCTTTTGCTGCGTCTCTTGCATTTTGTTCTCCCTTTTTTGTATAGGGCCAATGTACTGTAGGCATATTACGTACTCCTTATATTTTTAATTCTTTAACCATACCACCAGCGGCATACATATGGGACTTACCTTTATAAGAACCGCCCTTCATAAACTTAGGCTTTTTAGATAGACCACCTTTATTTTGTCTTGGTAATAGACTTTCTGAAGCAGGTGGAAGTCCTCCTTTAGTAGCCATTCCTTCTCTTTTCTTGTTCCATTTTATATCTTCTATATTTTTTTTAATCCATTTAACTTTATTTCTATTTCTCGTTGCTTGTGGTAAAGCTTTATTTTCGTCTCCAAGATCAAATGAGTTTATAATAGGTTTGTATTTAGGATTTGTACTTAGAAAGTACTGTATATATTCTTCGTCTGAAGATTTTTTAAGTTCTTTTTCATCTCCTACTGTTTTTGTCATATCTAGTTCCCCTTAAATAATATAAAAAAACAATACATTCATCAATATAAATACAAACATATCCATTATGTACCGATTCTTTTTAGCCAATTAGAAACTGCAGTTAGTCCTGCATGTATCTTAGCTATAGGCCATACAATCCATTCTAAAAGTGTGATTGGTACAAGAAGTACATATTTAACTATTAGTTTCATATTTTTTACCATTAGTTCCTCCTCATAAATAGTTTTATTATTAAACATATTGCTATATTGCGTATATCTCACATATAACATTCCTACCATACATTACTCCATATAATCGGCACAAGCCCCACATACATACTGACCATACGAATTGATTACAAAATCATAAGTACTTGGATATTTATTTCCACAATCCTCACAATATTGTTTATCTTTATCATCCATTACTGCATGTACTTCTTCATTTATTATCATTCTTACCTCCTTATGCTACTGAAAAACTTTCTCCGCATCCACAAGATGAAACTATATTAGGATTTTCAAGCTTTAATATAGTACCAAATACATCCTTTTTATAGTATAAAATAGTATTAAGTATATACATTACGGCAATTGGGTCAATATAAAGAGTACCTTTGGACAGTGGTACTGCTTCACCTGATGGCTCATGCACTATACTCCAGTCATAGCTAAAGCCAGCACACCCACCTCCCTTAACTGATAACAGAACTCCATGTGCTTTTTCTTTTTCAATAATGGAACATAAATGTGCATCTGCTTCAGGAGTTACCTTAATCATATCCTGTCATTTGCAGCTATATTAAACATATAAGATGTGCCACAATTAGTACATTTAAATGAACCGTCTTCATACACAAAATAAGTTAAAGCCAAAATGTCTTTTCCTTCACATATTTGACACAATATTAGTGTATCTTCTTCAGGCTTAAATTTTCCAATAGAAATTACCTCACCCATCAATCTTTACTCCATCCTTCAGCTTTCAGTGCATTATGCACTTGTTCATAAGAAAAAGTTTGTCCTGTCTTCTCCCTTATAGCTGCTCTTATATAAACAACATCATGATGAGGAAGTTTTATTCGCTCTTTATAATTTGCCACACTGTGATAAAATGCTTCTAAAGTTAAATCATTATACCATTGTAGTCTTTTTTTCATATTTGTCAAGTAAAAAATGTATTATTATACCAAATCGTCTAAATACGGAGCTTTATAGTTTTTAGATTTAAGTACTTTCCCATCTTCTCTGTAGATTGGCTTACCTTCATCATCAAGCTTAGACATATTAGACTCGTGGACACGCTTAAAAGCATTATCAAAATCCCAACCATAAGTATCGGCCATACCAACGCAAACAACCACGAGATCAACAAGCTCTTTAAGTACATGTGCATCATTCTTTTCCTTAATAGCTTCAAAAACCTCATTTATTTCTTCATTTATTAATCTTTTTTTCAATAAAAGTAACTCTGTGTCTTCAATAGTGTCTGTTTTAAAGTTTTGGTTTCTCGTACAGCCAAAAGCATTATGAAACTCAGCTAAACATTTACTTAAAGAAATAGTCATTTATTTATTTCTTTTCTTTTTCCTTTAAATATAATAGTTTAATCATTTTTTTAGCCTTTTCTACAGACATTCCTGCCCACCTCAATTTCAGATATAGTCTAGATAGGTTTATGAAAACTTTAACTTTTTTTATCCAACCATTACTTGTTTTTTTATGTATAATTTTACCTATTCGTTTATAAGGCATAACATACAAGTCCTTAAAGAAATACAGATATTATAATTATAGTATAGTTTAACTATAGTTAAACTTTATGTTAAACTATTATTTAATATATCTTTTTATATTTATAAGTTATTTAAAGAATACTTAATGATTAGTTAAACTCTAGTTAAACTATCTTTTTTATATTTATTAGTTATTTTGAAGAACATTTAATGATTAGTTTAACTCATGTTTAACTAATCTCACATAATGTATAACATTATACCTAAATTTACCCCTCTTGTCAAGTAAAAAATACATAATGTTAAAAAAAACATTTTAAGTGTGTCATATATATCACAGTATAGTATAATGTTTGTATAATAGCTCCTCATACTGATGCCGGTTAATGATGCTGTGTGTGTACTTCTATATATTACCGTGACAGTTGTTTTTGTGGTTAACTAGTCATTTTCCTGATCTGTGTAGAGGTCCATAATACGTAACGTATGGGACCGGCATGGCCCCCGCATGGGGTGGCTGTTGTCAAAATGTCGCGCCAAATAACTCAATGATAACATCAATTCTGTGGGCGCTATTTTGTGTCGCCTTTCAATCACTTAACTGCTGCAGAATTGCCAAAGTAAAATATTAAATGAGTGCGCTTCATACATTTAGGCAAACTAATATGTGATCAGTTCTGCAATAGCTGGAGCATTTAACTGTGGATATATACCGTCGGATAAAACTGTCTTGTTGGTATATCCCCTACATACCATGTCGCCATGCCTTGTCTCTCTGCTGTCTCTCTGCTGTCTCTCTGCTGTCTCTCTGCTGTCTCTCTGCTGTCTCTCTCTCTGTCTCTCTGCTGTCTCTCTGCTGTCTCTCTCTGTCTCTCTGCTGTCTCTCTCTGTCTCTCTCTCTCTGTCTCTCTCTCTGTCTCTCTCTGTCATAAACTACGCAGTGCGTAGTTTGCCCCATGCCACAATACATCTTGTATCATGCTTGACATGATATGCGTAATGAACGAAAATCAATCCATGGCGTTATTTCAC